TTGGAATGATATCCGAAGGCGCCAACGCTTGGCTGAAGCTATCTACGACTGCTAGTAGAATCCATCATCATTGTTCTGTCGCTACTTCTACTTTTAGATGTGCCCATCGAAATCCAAACCTTGCCCAAGTACCTAGTGACCCACGATTTAGAGAACTTTTCTTACCATCTCCGGGTCAAGTTATGGTCGCTGCTGATTTGTCTGGGATTGAGTTACGTATGTTATCTCATTTCCTTGCCAGATATGACGGCGGACGATATGCAGACATCCTCCTTAACGGAGATATACACCAAGTAAATGCTGACAAGATAGGAATATCTAGGAAGCTTGTAAAGACTGTAACGTATGCATTCCTGTACGGCGCAGGTGACGAAAAAATTGGACACAGTTATGACAAACTTCTTTCATCCACGCAAGCTAAGAAAAAAGGTAAGGAAATCAGAGCGGCATATATTGACGCGATTGATGGACTCGATAAACTCTTGGAGGCTATCAAGACAGCTTCAGAGAGAGGATTTATCAAAGCTATCGATGGCAGAAAAATTATGGTGGATAGCCCGCATAAAGCGTTAAACTACTGCCTTCAAGGTAACTCAGCCATCCTGGCTAAACGTTGGATGGTTATCAATCAACAAAACATCAAAGAATTAAATTTATGTTGTTCTCAACTAGCTTTTATACATGACGAGTTGCAATTCGAGTGTGCCCCTGAACAGGCAGCTGACTTATGTTCATCCTTGGTATTTAGCAGTCTCTCAGCTGGAGAATATTACAAACTCAGGATCAAAATTGACGCAGAAGCAAAAACCGGAAACAACTGGAGTGAAACCCACTAATGAGAAGTAAATCAATGATGGGAGTACAAACCGTAGTCCCGTTTACATCAAAGAAAACCCGTCAAGGTAATGGTCTACATAGTAAACCACGCAAAGGTAAGAAAAAATATAGAGGCCAAGGTAAATGAAGTTATTTGTTGACGCAGATTACATTGTTTATAAGGCATGTGCCGGTGCAGAGTCAGAAGTTGACTTTGGTGATGATGTAATTTTAGTTGTCAGCAAATTCAGTGAAGCATACGCATCAGTCAAACGTGAACTAAATAAAATTAAAAATCAGTTCATGTGGGATGTACCTGAAGTTGTATTGTTTTTTAGTGATAGTACTAACTTTCGTAAGGAGATTATGCCTGCTTACAAAGGACATCGTAATCGTAAAAAACCTTGTGGATATAAACGTGTTATCAATGCTCTCAAAGATGAGTACGAAGTAGTAATACTACCGACTCTTGAAGCAGATGATAGTATGGGTATTTATGCTACCAAATATCCTGGTAATATTATCGTAAGTCCTGATAAAGACATGCGACAGATACCTGGAACCCTCTACAACATGGATGAAACCGTGAATGTGGAAGAAGCTGAAGGACAACGCTGGCACCTTGTACAGACGCTTTCAGGTGACCAAACAGATGGCTACAGTGGTGTACCTGGTATAGGAATCAAGCGAGCAGTTGCTTTGTTTGAAGACAAAGGCTACACTTGGAAAACAGTTGTTGATGCATTTGCCGAGAAGGATCTTGGTGAAGACATTGCACTACAAAACGCAAGACTTGCAAAGATCCTTACTAACGATGATTATGACTGGAGAGCAAAACAGCCCATCCTTTTTACCCCCTCCTCCGATTATAGAATTAACAGTAGAGCAGGACTTCAAGATAAGAAGACTTGAAGACTTACTACCTCAAGCTGATAAATCAGATATTATTACTTTATTCATGGCACTGCAACGTCAAAACTTTGCCTTAGCTAACACCGTATCCAACCTAGTTAAACAATGGCCCAATCACCTGAACACTACGGAAACAACTGGGAAGTAGGAGACTTTATCGTTAACCAAAACTTAAGTTTCTTCCAAGCTAATGCTGTCAAATACATCTGCCGTTGTGAATACAAAGGCGATAAAAGAAAAGACCTAGCCAAAGCAATTCACTACCTACAACATGAACTCGACAAAACACAATCAGACTGGGACAACTCTCTTGAGTCAAGCCAAAGAGTTCCGGGACGCTTATTTCGTGTCGACTGGTCCGGAACAGAATATGACTCAGAAGTCTTTGATCGATGAAGAATGGTCAGAGTTTCACGAAGCTTTTTATTTTGAAAATGAACATGAACAATTAAAAGAGCTTTGTGATCTTGTTTATGTGTGTTACCAGTTTGCTGCTAACAAAGGATGGGATCTAGACGAAGCTATGGATCGTGTGCATAAATCAAACATGTCCAAACTAGATGAAAATCTTCGACCCATTTACCGTGCAGACGGTAAGGTCTTAAAGGGACCAAACTACAAACCTCCAAACCTAACTGATCTACTCAATGACTAATTTAATCTCCCGTACAGGACGGGTTCAATCATGGATTGATGATCCTACACATCGCCTACCAGTCAGCTGCACAGTATTTGTAGTTGAAAATGAAATGGAAGGTCCAAACGGTATTGAAGCTAGCTGGAGGTTTGCCTCACATGCGCTAAGGTATGGTGCAGGTTGTGCTATCCATCTTTCTAAACTTGATCCTAAAGGTCATACAAGAGAGTCAGGAGTTACTGCTTCTGGTCCGGTAAGTTTTGGTAAAATTTATTCGTCTTTAAATGAAATACTTAGACGTGGTGGGATCTACAAAAACGGTGCCATTGTTCTTCACCTTGACCTATCCCATCCTGATGCTAGGGAGTTTATCAATGCTAATAGATCCGAGCTACCTTGGGTCAAACGATGCATCAACATCACCGAAGAGTGGTGGAAGGATTGTACGTTCAAGGAAGAACTACTATATGGAATCAAATCAGGTGACATCTGGCTAAACAAAGTAAAATATGACAATGAAGGAAATCGCATCAGAGGTAACGTCTGTCTCGAAGTATACCTGCCATCACGAGGTACCTGTTTACTACAGCATATCAATCTTGGAGCCTGTGAGTTCGACGACATCCCACGAGCATTTGTTGAAGGTATGTCCGAGCTGTGCAGCCTACATAGTAGGACAGCTGTCGGAGATTCTGGAGAATACCTCCCGTCTGAAATTGATAGACAAGTGGGACTCGGAATGCTTGGTCTCGCAAACCTCTTACGGAGGTACGGAGTAACTTACGAACAATTTGGAAGAGCGTTAGATCAATATAACAATGGTGAAATCATCCGCTCTGCATCTTATGAACTTGTCTCTCAAATTGCTTCAGGAATTGACCAAGCAGCCGCAATCGCTCGCGAGCATAATATGGTTCGAGCCTTTGCTATCGCTCCAACCGCCAGTTGCAGTTATAGAAGCGTGGATCTGGATGGCTATACTAGCACACCAGAAATCGCTCCACCTATCTCGCAGACAGTCGATCGCGACTCAGGTACTTTCGGAGTACAAACTTACAACTATGGCAATGTAGAGATTGCAAGTAAAGTAGGCTGGGAAAATTATAAACGAGTGGCAGATGGTATCATGACGATGCTAGACGCTACAGGACTTCTTCATGGATATAGTTTCAACTCTTGGAGTGATTCTGTAACCTACGATAATGCATTCGTTGAAGAGTGGCTACGGTCTCCGCAAACAAGCCTCTATTATTCACTACAAGTAATGAGTGATACACAAGATAAATCAGATGCATATGCTGCACTAGATGCAGAAGATGTAGATAAATATCTAGAGGAACTTTTTAACAATGAAGAAATTACCTGTGATTGTCAAGAATGAACCCTTACGAGAAACTACTAAACAGAAAAAGAAAATGGACACCAGTCCAGACAACTGCCGGATCATGCAAGGCAGGGGCGGAACAGGCGGTACTCCGTGCACTTGCCTTAAGACATATGGAACTACCTGTGGGAGATTTTATCCGTGATGGATTGGCTACCGACGTACCAAAACTATCGAGGGAGTTATTGGAATCAAATGTCACCGACGAGGAAAATCACGACCTGGCACTTAGTTACATTGCCAATGCTTACGGTGTTGACGAAAAAGCTGAATCGGAAGCTTTTAGGCTCAGGGAAGCTTGGACTACGCATCCTGATCATACAATCCTCAAAGCAATGGTTGCCGAACGTGCAATTTTCTTCGTTCTTTTACCATTCTTCCGCTTTAATGGTGACGCTGGAATGCGAACAGTCAGTGCGGATATAAGTAGAGATGAACAAATTCACGTTGCTGCCAATAG